GCCTGATTTCGAGTCAGAGCAACATGCGTTTTTTCTTAGGAAAACAGGAAGGTTGTCCGCGTGTGCTAGCCTTGTGCTAAAGCCTCACTTCGCTTTCCGGCGGGCCTTGCGGGCTGAGGGCTTGGCGTGTGCTACCAGCCACCCAGGTTCGTGGTCGAGGCAGGCCAAAAGCCCAATCAGCGCCAGCCCTTTGGGGGCGGTGCGGCCCTGCTCCCAGTTCTGAATGGATTTTATCGGCACGCCCAAATGGCGGGCGGCCTCACCCTGAGTCAAATTGCGCTCAAGACGCCAGCGCACAATCAGCGCGGGTAGATTGCGGATAGTTCGTGTCATGTCTACAAAGGCAAACCGTAGTCTCCACTGCTCCTTACAAAGAAATTGCTCGTGTGGCTGGTGAACGTCAACTACCCTTTTGCCCCCTCCCCCCGTTAGCGCGGGGCGTCCGCGAGCCGCTTGGTAGGTTGCGGCTCGCGGCGGAGGGCTTTTTGTTAAGCAACGTCTGGCCCTGTGGGGTGGCCCAAAAAGAGGTCAAGGACTGGTATACCGTGTGGCGCAGCGACCGATGCGTTGCCATTTTGACGGCCAGCGCCACTAGCTCCGCCTCAAAACATTCGGGATAGCCCAAGACCACATAAACCCACTCCGCCTCCTCCTCCCACCAATGAGGCCAGATAGCGGGCACATAAGTGATGCCAGCCTTGGGTAGCCCATCAATCCGATGCGTGGCCAGCCAGAAGCCGCTGCCTGTTTCGGCCTGCACCACAAAAAGGCCGGTATCAATTTGCCAAGCGTCACGAACTGCGCCCCAAGGGCACTGGTCCCCGAGGGCCGGCGGTGTGCTGTAGGAAGGGTTGTTTGGCGGAATCATGGGTAGGGAATAATTGCGTAAGAAACGGGCTCTTTCTGACGTAGGGAAAAACAGTACGGTTATTGCGAGAAAGTTGCGTTGCGTTGCGTTGCGTTGCGGACCGCGTCCGTCCGTCCGCCCCGGCCCGCCCTGACCCGCCCCTGGCGGGCGGGTCGGGCGGCCCAAGTCGTTCCGTCAATCCAGCGTGTAGGTGGCCACCCACGTCCACCCGCACCGCCGGCACCGCAACACCACGGTGCCGGGACCGTGGTCGCCCAGAATCACCCAATCATCTGACCGGCATGCCAGGCATTCATGCTCCGAGCGGCCGTAGGGCACCGTGTCTTCGTGCAGAGGGTAGCTGACGTTTTCCACGGTCTGGTCCCAGCATTTGCGGCAATCGCCGCATTGGTTGCCTTGCGTGCTGGCGGGGCAATCCCATCCCTTGGTCGCCACTGTGCTGGTCACCGCGCCAAGGCGCCGGGCCAATTCCACCGGCGCCGGCCCGTCAATCATGTGGGCCGACAAGCGGATGGTCACGTTTGCTGGGGCCGGGCGGCGGGACAGGACGGTGGAGAAAATCCCGTACTCGCGGCTGGGCAGCCAATGGCTGGTAGTCGGGGTCCACGCACAAACGTCCAGGATTTTGTCCAGATGCTCGGGCGAATGAACGTCCCCGCTGTCGTTCCACCTAAACTCCTCTTCGCTGTAGTGGCGAATGAGCCGCACCATGCAAGGGGTCCACAGCGGCTTGTCAATGCTCTCAAAACGCCGTTCCAAGCAATCCTGCACGTCCGTCAGTCCGTAACGGCCGCGCATGAACGCATAACATTTGCTGCAGGTTGAATTAGGGACGTTGCGCAGCACACTGCCGGTTTTGCACAGGCGCGCCGGCGTGCTGTAGCCGTAGCACGGCATTTTGCTGGGCTCACTGAGTCCGGCAACGTAATCCCAGCAAGCGGCCAGCGTCCAATCGCCGACCAGATGAGTGATGTCGAATTGGCTGGGCAGAATGCGGGCGGGGATAGTGGGCAGGTAAGATTGAGTAATCATGGGTTGGGTTGCGTTGTGTTTTAGGTTATAGGGGGCCGCCCCGGCCGGGGCGGAACCAGTACCTGGGCGCCCAGGTGTCGGCCACCTGGGCGCCCAGGTGGGGGTCAAATCCAGCCTGTCTCGCGCATGCTGGTGTAGTCCTTGGTGCGGCCGTCAAGCAGGTCGCCCATTACGATGTGGTCCACCAACCGGACCTTGAGCAACTCGCCGGCGCGCTGCAGGTCCTTCGTAATCCGCGTGTCGGCTTCGCTCGGACTGCTATCGCCGCTGGGGTGATTGTGCATCACGACAATGCTGTGGGCGTTGCTGGCGATGGCGGCTCGGTAAACCTGAGCGGGGGTCAGGTAGACCGTGTCCAGCGAGCCCAGCGCTACGACGTGATGGCCAAGGCAGCGCAAACGGGTATTGAGGAGCAGCACGACAACGCACTCGGCCCCCGGTTCAAAGGCGGGACCGCCGGCAATGGCCTCCCGCCAATAGCGGGCGGCCGCTTCGGGCGTGTCCAGAATAGGCTTGTGCATGGGTATGTCCCTGACCGGCATGAGCCGGAACTGGTGGGGAGTGTAGGATGTGGGCATGGTAGGTTTGGTTTGTGTTCGCCCGTTAGCGCGGGCGGGGCACGTAGTGCGCCCCAGTCTGGGCCGACTGCCGTCGGCCCAGAGTGGGAAGCACTAGCGGGGGTCCGGCGCACCAAACACCGGCACAGTGTACTCGCCGCCAAACGTGTCGCTCAGCCACCGCCAAAAATGAGCCTTGCTCTCGAAGCCTATTGTGTAGGCCCGAAAAGCGGGTGGGCCAAACGTCCAGAAATCCACCACCGCCGCCAATGGCCTTGGAGACCAGTAGAATTGCGGGCGATACACGTAGATTCCGTATTCGTAACCACGGGGGTCATTCATTATTTCCAGCTCTGGCATACAAGCCACCAGAGCGCGCACATAGGTGCGATGCCGGTCTGGGCTGAATTCGTTCAGGGTCATGTGCTGAACGTATTCCTGCATCAGCATCATCCAGCGAGGCTCATTCTTGTCCAACAAGGCAAGGTTAAGCTCGGCCAGGATTTTCACGGCGGAGCGGAAGCCAAGGGTAATCATACCAGGTAGTGGGTTGGGGGTTAGGCGCTGGCCAGCTGAGCCTTAAGCGTGCGAATGTCCTCAAAGCACTGCTCAAGGCTACTGATTCTTCCGATTCCACGGTGCAACTCTCGGCCGAGCGTGCGCAATCGATAGGTGCGGGGGGTTTCGCCTTCGTCGTCGCAAACCATCTTCAACTCGGCTACCTGCATCGCAATCAACTCGGCTTCATGATAGGCCAGCCAAACGTCAATCATCAGGTCCACGAAGTGCGCTGTGGGCACCACTTGAACGGTTGCCTCACGGGCAATGCGCGCTCCCACGTCGGCCGGTAAATGCCCACGGGAGGAAAGGGATTCGCAGGCGTCCAGCAAATGCTGAATGTAGGAGTAGGGCACACTGATGCGAACGTCGGAGTAGAGTAGGGTATCGGTCATATGGGTAGGTTGGTTTGGGTGTAGGTTATTCACGCTCTTCGTTGAACACGGCCCACAGCAGAGATTGCAATGCGGTGCTGGCGGCTATGAGGCGTTTGTCGGCGCTTTCAGCGTGCGCGATGGTGCTGTGGCCTTCGGGCAGCCACCCGGTTGCTTCTTCAAGGGCTTCGCGGGCGGTGCCAACTGCAGTGACGGCTTGTTCCAAACGGCGAACAACGGTCTGGTATTGATACGGGGTCATGTAGGTAGGTTGGTTTTTCCGGCCGGTTCATTCCGACCGGGGCACGTAAACTACGCTGCAAGGGGAGTCCCCGTCAAGCGGACAAACCCCACCTTGACCGGCCGACTGCGCTTAGCAAAATGGGGTCATGCCACAACATGCCACAAAACGTCCGTTGCAGCCCGGCGCCGTTCTGGGCACCGTCCGCCACGACATGTCCCTCAGTGCCACCCGCCCCAAGAAGCAGCGCCTCATCCGTGTTCGCGTGGATGAAAGCCTGCATGCACGACTGGCGGCCATGAGTGCGGACCAATATTTGGACCTTTCGGCCTACGTCCGCCAGGTACTGGGCAAGCACGCCGCCACCCCCAGCCCCCGTCGCCGATGAGTGATTCACGTAGCCCTGGGCAAAAGCCCAGCCTGACCGATGCCAGGCCGATTTGCCCGGCGGGGTCTTTTTTGCGCCTAAACCCCGGCTTTCTCGGGTTTGGGCGGAAAACAAGGCCCCTAGCAGGCGATTCTAGGCGCTTTGTTGACCGGGGTGGTATCCCGATGACCCCTTTTTGGTCCGGCGCCGGCCGGTAGTTTATGCGATGCCCACGCCGACATTTAACGGTCAAACAGGTGGCGGCTCGCTTTGCCCACTCCCCCAAGTGGGTTAGGTGCCGCATCAGGGACGGCACCTTTGAAGCATTCAAGCACAGCCGCTCCGATTGGACGGTCAGCGAAGACAGTGTGATTGCCTACGAGGAGTCAACCCGCATTCACGTCGGCCCGGCCGGGCGGTAGTTTATGGACGCACCCCAGCCCGACCAGCCCATGCTGCCCTTGGATGCCATGCCTGCGGGGCACGAATTGCTCCTGCCGGCGGTCGAACAACGGCACCGCTTCACCGGAGAGCAGGTGGCGCGCTGCCAAGAGCGATACCAGGCCATTGTGCGCGCCCTGGGCGAAGGCATCAGTGTGCGGGCCATCTGCCGGGCGTTCGGGGTCAGCCACCACACGGTGGCTGTCATCCGCGAGCGGGAAGCCGGGTTGATAGCCACGGAGAAAACAGCCGTCACGATGCGCTTGCGCCGGATTGTGCGGCTGACCACTGAGCGGCTGGAAGAGGCTCTGGAGGCTGACGAACTGCCGGTTCAAAGCCTGCCCGTCGTGCTGGGCATCAGTGTGGACAAGCTCATGGCCCTTGAAGGTGCGCCCACGCAGGTGGTGGAGATACGTCGTGAAGCCGACGGGGCGAGCATAAAAAGGGCGTTCGCCGAACTGGCCGCTGCGGCCGCCACCCGGCAGTCGGCCGGCAGCGTGGTGGACGTGACCACGGTGGACGTGCCCCAGGTACCGTCACCTGAGTCCGAGTCAGGTGCCATCGGCGTGGAACCGCAGGAAACTGCAGGCACGGCCGAGCAGTGTGCTAGCGGCGTGCTAACGGCGCCGGTTGAACCCGGCCCGTTTCGCAGTCCTGAGAAAACGGCCGACCGTTCGCAATCCTGAGAATCTTTCGCAAAGTTGAGAAACTGAGTACCCACCCCCCCGGGGGGGGGGGTCGCCGCCAGGGGCGGCGGCCCAGCGTCCGATGCATTGACCGCCGGAAAATTAAAATTGCAAAACAGACATGGATGCAGAGCTGAAAAATGAAAATCCCACAAAAGACGAAGGGATGTTTTGCATCCGCGAATCTTCGTTGGTCGGGAGACTGAACATTTCCAGAAACGACCTGTTGGCCATTCGCACTCGGCTTCTGCAAGAAGGAGTTCACTACGCCAAAATCAAACGGCGCGTGATGTTGTCGTTCACTGGGTTTGCGATGATTGCCAAATCGCTAGAAATGACCCGCGCCGAAGCTGACAAGGTCACCGGCAACCCCAGTGCGGAAAATGAAAAAAAACCCGCCAGCGGGGCTGCTGGGTGCAATGCGCCGGTGCTGTTCAAGGTGACAGCGCGCAGGACAACCAATCCACACATCGTAATGGCATCCAACGGCACGCTGACCGTGCGCGTGCGGGTGAAGACCAAGCAAAACTTCCGCCCCGGCATGGTGGTGCGCTGTGAACACGTTCAGGGCGACCTTTACAACCTGGTCGGCAACTGCCCCCGGTTTCCCGGCAAATACTGAGCTGCCCATGATTGTCCCCCGCGACCTTCTGAATTGTCCCAAGTTCATGGCCTTCCGAGTAGATGTCGGCCCCATTGCCATGGAGTGCCTCATTCGTTTGTGGGCGTATTGCGAGGCTGACCAACGAGGCGAAAACCTGGGCCGCATCAACGACAGCGTGCTGGAACGAATCTGCATGTGGGAAGGCGACCCCGGCAAGCTGGCTGCCGCATTGATTGAACCGTTGGGAGAGGAGCCTGGATTTGTCGTGGTTCACAACGGCGAATACATCGTCAAGGGCTGGAACGAGCGCAATCGCAGCTTGTGTGTGCGCTGGGAAGCCGGCCGGGCCACCGCTCTGGCGTGGCAACGGCGCAAAAAGGCGGAGGCGCAAAGTCGCATAGGCGAAGTGCCATGTTCGCCTAGGCGACGCAACAAAGCAGACAAGACCTCGCATAGGCACAAGCGCGTTTTGCGTGGAGCGATAAGAGGAGAGGAGAGAAGTGGAGAGAAGTGTAGTGAAGAGAAGAGTAGTCCATTAAGTAGTAGTGGGGGGGTACCCCCCACACCCCCTAGCGGGTCAGTCGCGTCCCCAGGTTCTTTTTGCCCATCTTCCTGCGAAGAAGTTGTGGCCTACGGAACCGGCTGCACCCCGCCCATCCCCTACGACCGGTGCGTGGACTTTTGGGCTCACTTTGAAGGTCAGGTGCGCTACGTGAAAGGTGAGCGCGTCTGGCAAACTTCCAAAGGAGTTGTCATCACCAACTGGAAGGAACGCCTTAAGGGGTGGCGGCAGAAACCGCATTCCGGCAAGCCCTCCAGTCAGTCCGACGCAAAACCCACCGATGCCGCCCGGCTGGTCACCATTGAACGGCGATTGCACGCCATCGGAGACGGCAACGCCGACACCCTGCTGGAGAAACGGCGTTTGCAAAAAGAACACGCGCAGCTTTTGCAGCAGCAAATGGAAACCACCGCAAAAAAAACCACCGCCCACGAATGAAGAAGCAATCAACCGGCGCCGGCCAAGCCGCCAAACAGGCCAAAAAGAAACGCAGCGCGCACTCGTTGCTCAAGGCGGTCAACAAGGCGTTGCCGGGAGCTGTCATTGAAACGGAAGGATGCCCCAGGCTGGCCGCGCTGGATGTCATGACCACGCTCATGTACACGCTGGATGCCTGTGACTTTGTCAGGGAGGCGCGCATTGTGGCGGCGCTGGTGGTTGCGATGAAAGACTACCGTGAAGACGAGCTGCTAGAGGCGACCCGCAAGCTGCTGCATGTGGAAATTGTCGGGCCAATGCTGGTCAGTCGTTATCAGAACTACCCCAGCAACCCGACCTTTTCCATCAGCGAATAGCAAAGTGCGACATGAACGCCCACGAACTAAACCAACGACTGTGCGGCAGCATTGAGTCTGTGCTGAAATCGCTTTTTCCCAACGGCAAGGTGGTGCGCGGCGAGTTTTGCGTTGGCAGCCTGGCGGGAGAGGAAGGCAAATCGCTTAAAGTGCATCTGGGCGGAGCCAAAAAGGGCTTTTGGTGCGATTTTGCAGGCACCAAAAAAGGCAAGACGCTGCTTGGGTTGTGGGCCGAGGTGCTGAACGGCGACTTTGCCAAGGCGTGTCGCGAGGCCAAGGCGTTCCTGGGCATCAGGGATGACTACGAAAACCGCTTTTTGAGGCCGGCCGAAAAAAAAGCGCCGCCGCCGGTGTTGGACCGCTCCAAGCTGGCCGCGCTGTCCGAGGACGGTGCGGTCATAAAGTATCTGTGCGAGGAACGCAAATTGGACGAGCTGGTGGTGCGGGCCTATCGCGTGGGTCAGACGGTTGACGGGTCGGCCATTGCGTTTCCATTCTACCAGGTGGAGCGTGCCGAAGAGGGGGTTGGTTTGGCGGACAAGGCTTACATGGTCAAGTTTCTCAAACTGGCCAGAGAAAACGGCAAAAAGGAGATTTGGACCCTGCCGGCGGGTGTTGCGGACAGCCTGTTTGGCAAAAAGGCCACGCTGCCGGACACCGAACCTGGCGTGTTGGTGATAACAGAGGGGGAAATTGACGCCATCAGTGTGGCGCACTGGGGGTATCACGCCGTCAGTGTTCCACGTGGAGCAAAAAATGCGACCGCCGACGGCAAGAGTGCCAATGATGCGTGGATAAAGGAGGACTACGAGTGGCTGGAGCAGTTTGAACGCATCTACATCTGGTTTGATGCCGATGAGCCCGGCCGGGAAGCGGCCAAGGACGTGGCCAAACGCATTGGCCGAGAGCGGGCGTTCATTGTCACGACGCCCGCGGGGCGCAAGGATGCCAACGACTGCCTGATTGCCGGCATGACGGCGGTGCAGTGCCGCCAGTTGTTTGACGAAGCCAAGACGCTGGACCCGGTGAACCTGCAGTGGGCCGGGCAATTTACGGAAGGTGTGGAGCGGCGCCTGTGGCCGCCGGGTGGGGTGGAACCGGGGTTTGAATTGCCCTGGACGCTGCCGTGGCGCGTGCGTCCTGGCGAAATGACGGTGTGGACGGGATTCAGCGGGCACGGGAAAACCGTCCTGCTGTCGCACCTGATGGTGCATTTGGCCTATCACGGCGAGCGCGTCTGCGTTGCGTCAATGGAGGTGGAACCTGACCGGACGTTGGAGGTGCTGTGGACGCAGGCCAATGCGGGCAAAATGCCCTACTCCCCGGGTGAGGTCGTGGGAATGACCGAAGACCAGGCACGCGAGATGGGACAGGCCAGATTCAGGGAATGGTTTCCCTGGCTCAATGAGCGGTTTTTGGTGTTTGTGCCGGACGACGAGTCCAATGTGGGCCGAGCGGATTGGAAAGACATGATGAACTGTTTTGTCTACGCCCGGCAGCGTTATGGGTGCGAGCAGTTCGTGGTTGATTCGCTGATGATGTGCGTGGGCCGAAGCGAGGAGGAATACGGCCAGGTGGAGATGTTTGTGAACGCTTTGTCCGCGTTCGCCAAAAAACACCAAGTCCACGTTCACCTGGTGGCGCACACGCGAAAGCGTGAAGATGAAAAACTGCCGCCCGGCAAACAGGACGTGGCTGGGCCAAAAGAGACCGCTGACATCGCGCACAACGTGGTGGTGGTGCATCGCAACCAAAAGAAAAAGAAGCTGTGGCATGATTCGGAGCTGGCGATTGAGCAATGCCAGGCGGCGGGCAACGAGGAGGGCGTTCGGGAGGCCATGGACGCCCTGCGGGAGGCCAAGCTCATGCATGACGGCGAAATGCATTTGCTCAAGCAGCGAAATGGGACAGGTGAAACAGCGTCCAAGTACCTGTATTTCCTAAGCAACGCGCAGCAGTTTGTGCAAGGCAACCCGTGGATGCAGCAGCGCAATGACCTGAGTTACCCCATGGTGTATTTGCCCAAGGGTGAACAGGGGGCCGAGCAATGACGGACGCGGCAAAACCTCAGCTCGTCTGGACGCCTCACCCGCTGTTGCCGGCGTTATCGGAGGAACAGATAAATGCCGTGCTGGAGGCGGGCAAGGTGGACGAGCTGGCCGCCTACTACCAGGAGCGCGAAAAGCTCATCCGGTTGAGCGAAGATGACCCGTTTGATTACGGATTGGAGCCGGACCACTGGCAGGACGCAGACAAACTGCGCGCCATGGAGATTTTGTTCCTCATCATTTTTGGTGGAAACCGGGCTGGCAAATCCGAATACGCCGCCAAGCGCATTGTCCAGGACGCCATGAAGTTCCCGGACAGCGTGCTGTTCTGTTTTCACGAAAACGAAAAAGCCAGCATCGGTCTCCAGCAGAAATACATCTATCGCTACCTGCCCAAGCACATCAAGGCGTTGGAAGGCAAAACCAACCCCGTTTACAAAATCAAATACACGCAGGCCAATGGGTTTACCGACGGCAAGCTGGTGCTGCCCAACCGGTCCGAAATCTATTTCCTTACCTATCACCAAAAACCGTCAGACTTTGAGGGCTTGGAGCTGGGTGCCAAACATGAGCGTGGGCGGCTTGGCGGATGGGCGGACGAAAGCCTCACGCTGCCCTGGTTCAACATGCTCAAGCTGCGTTTGGCCTCGCGCAGCGCCAAACTGATTTGGACCTTCACGCCGGTCAGTGGAATTACGCCGGTCATCAAGGAGGTCCTGGGTGGGACGCCCAAGGTCGTCGAAAGCCGGTTTGCCGAGTTGTTGGCAGACCGCGTCAATGTGCCAGGGCTGCCGGTGGGCCACATGCCGTATGTCGTGGAGCCGTTCATGGCCAAGGCGCGAGTCATCTACTTCCATTCCATCTTGAATCCATTTGGCAATCACTACCCCAACATCAAAAGCCTGTGCGCCGGGCGTCCGAGCGAATACGTGGAGCGCCGCGCCTATGGGTATGCGCGGGACGTGGCGACCCGGGCTTTGCCCTATTTTGGGCCGTGGAACGTCGTAAAGCCCGACCAATTACCACGGGAGGGCACCAACTACATGTTTGTGGACCCGGCTGGCGCCCGAAATTGGGCGACCATTTGGGTGCGTGTGGCACCAGGCAACCCGCCACTGTTTTACGTCTACCGGGACTGGCCGTCAGAGCAGCAGTATGGCGAGTGGGCTGTGCCCACGGAACGCGATGTGAGTGACACGCAGCGCAGGGGATGGGATGGCGACCCGGGGCCGGCGCAAAACACCTTTGGATGGGGGGCCAAGAAATACAAGCAGGTCTGGCTGGAACAGGAGCGCGTTACGGTGCGCGTCCTGGATGGGCAAATACCGGAAAAAGACCCCTACCGCCGCGCACTCGTCGAGGAGCAGTTGCGCGAACTTGGCTACACCATCACCGAAGCCACGCTCGAAACCCATGGTTGGGTGCTGGACATGCAGGGGCAGGTCGTAAAATCAATTCCGGTGGCGCAACAGACCAGCGTGCAGGAGCAAATCACCGGCCGCTACATCGACCCGCGGGCGGGCAAAAACCAAATTGTGTCTGCGGATGGCAGCACCTGCATCATCAAGCTGCTGTTTGAGGAAGACCGGGATGCCGGGGGGCGGGTGGTGGGGCCGCCCATGCGAGTTCACCAAGCCAGTGGCGTGTCAGAGGAGGAGGGCCTCACGGCCATTAACGAGCTGCTTTTCTGGAACAAAGACGAACCGCATGTGCCCCTTATCAACGAACCCCAGCTTTACGTGAGCGAGGAGTGCCGCCAGGTAATCTGGGCCATGCAGAATTACACGGGGCAGGGCGGGGCGACCGGCGCCTGCAAGGATTTCATCGATTTGCTTCGCTACATGGCATTGGCGCGGCTGGGGCACAGGGCCTACGGCCGTCAGCCAGGTCATGGCGGGGGAAGCTACTGAGACATCCAATGAAACCAACCAATGACAAGACAACCAAGGTCACGCTCGACCGGCTTATGCGGCGCGACCATTACCGCGTGCAAATGCAAATGCGCAATCCACTGACCTGGGCTGTGTGCTACGGCATTTTGCGCGATTTCAACGCAACCCATGCGGCGATGCTGCGCGACAAATACGCCGACGCAATGGAACGGTCCATCTACGAGGATTTCCAGCAGTTGTGGGGGCAGGAACAGTTCGTGCAGTTTGCGGCCGACTGGATTGAGCGCAACGTGGAGCAGGCGTGCCAGGATGGGGTGCGTCATTTTATGAACGCCACGGTCGGGTGCCGCTTGCCTGCGCCGGGCCAGCGTGCGGTGTTCCGGTGCCGCAATCGGCATCGGCGTCGGAGCCAAATTGAGCGGGACGTGACCAACTATGAACCAGGAACAGTTTGACCGTTTGCCGGGACTTTTGTCGCGCAGCCAGTTCTGCGGTGCCACCGGGATTACCGTGGACGTGCTGCGAAAAATGAAGGACGCAAAATTGGTGCGCGCATACAAGCCGTATGCGGGTGCGCGCAAAGCCAAGTATTACAAAGCGGATGCCGCCCGCATCGCCGGCTTCAAGTTCTAGCCGGCCGCAAGAAAGGTTTCTTATGCGTGGCAATAGCTTGGAATGCGGCTGCATAGGGGGTTGCTGCATTGTGAAACCGGCTGGTGTCGGCATTTGATTCGGCGCATGAAACGAAATCTCCGCGAGCAGGCCACGTCCACGCCCAATTTGGAAGAGCTGCGCGCGGATTTTGTGACGGCGGTGCAAAGGCGCGACCGGAGCGTCTTTGCGCGGCAGCGCATGAATTACCGGGCGCGATATTGCGTGTGGGCGCACCAGTCGGATGACGGCAAGAAGTGGGGAGCGGACGCTGGCAACAAGCCGTTCCCCTGGGCCGGTGCCAGCGACGCCCGGGTCGCGTTGGTGGACAAGTACATCAATGAGGATGTGGCCTTCCTCATGGTGGTGAGTGACCGGATGAGGGTTCTGGTCAATGGCACGGAGGCCAACGACAGCGGCTATGCGCATCGACTGACCAACCTGCTCCGCTGGATGAAGTCCACGCAAATGGCCGAATACCGGCGCGAAAAACGGTTGTTGGCCAATTACATGCTGGAACGCGGTGTGGCGGTGATGGGCGTGTTCTGGGACCGGCAGGTGCAGTTGGGCTACGAGGAGCTGGACATGGAGGCCATTGCGGCCACGGTCATGCAGGTGGTGCAGGCGCAGCAACAGGGCGCGGAGTTGTCTCCCGAACAGCAGTCCGCATTGTTGTTGCCCGAGTTGATTCTCAATCCCGAGACCGAACAGCAGGCGGCAGTTGCGTTGTCGCAGTTTTATCCCGATGTCAAGCAGGCCCGTCTGCGGCAGGCCGTGCGGGATTTGCGAAACACCGGCACCGCCAAGCTGCCCAGGCCCTACACCAAACGCAACCGGCCGTGTGTGGTGGCCTTGGCTCCCAACGAGGAGGTGTTCCTGCCGATTGAAACCACCGACCTGCAAATGGCGCGGGGCATTTACCGAAGGGAAGTTCTCACCGAGGCGCAGTTGCTGGAGCGCGAGCGCACGCATGGCTGGAACGCGGAGTGGATTACCAAGGTCATCAACACCCAGCGCGGGCGCATGAGCGTCGAAATGGACAGCAGCGTGTTGCGCACGGCCAACCGTGTGAACACCAGTTGGATGATGAACACGGAGAGGCTTTTCGAGGTCATCCATGCCTATCGGCGCATGTCGGATGCTGACGGCGTGCCGGGCATTTACTACACGTGTTTCTCGGCAGGCATTTCAACCGAGTGCGCTTATCACGGCCTGCTGGACTACGCGCACGGCGAGTATCCGTTTGTGCTGTTTGAGCGCGAAACGCGCACCCGCTTGCTGGATGATTCCAGAGGTTACGGGGAAATTGCCTCCACCTGGCAGCATCAAATCAAGACGCAGTGGGACAGCCGCATTGACCGGGCCAGCCTGGCCACGTTGCCGCCCAGCTTTTACCCGGGGGGTCAGCCGCCGGACAAGTGGGGTCCTGGCGTTCAAGTCCCCACCATCAGCCCAGAGGACTACGGGTTCATGGACATTCCCAAATACGACGCGGGCAGCCAAGAGGTGGAGGAGAGTGTGCGGCGATTTGCCGACGAGTATTTTGGCCGGCCGGTCGATGAGCAGAACGCCGTGCAAAGCCAAACCATGCGGCAGGACATGGCGAACAGTTGGATGGACGCATTGGCGCGGGTGGACACGCAAATCCTGAAGCTATGCCAGCAGTTCATGCCCGACGAAATCTACTATCGCGTCGTGGGCAGCAACCAAGCCAAGCCGCTGCGCGCAACCCGCGATGAAATCCAGGGTGAGTTTGATGTGAGTGTGGGCTTCAACGTCGGCAATTTGGACAACGAGGTGGTGAGCGCCAAGATGGGCCTGATTGAAAAGGCGCTGCAAATGGATGCCACGGGCCGGGTGGACCGTAATGCGGCGTTGGACGTGATTTTCGAGCTGATTGACCCTGATGTCGGGGAACGCATTCTGCGGCCCGCACTGGACGCCAGCCAGGCTGAGATTGACGACGAACGCAACGTGCTGGCCAGAGCGTTGCTGGGAATGGAGACCGACGTGAAAACCCAGGGCCAGGCCTGGGATTTGCGGCTGAAGGTGCTGCAGAACGAATTGGCCAGCAACTCCAAGGCGCAACAGTTGTTGCAGCAGGACGAGCGCGTTCGCGAGGTCGTGGAAAAGCGGGTCAAGCAACTGACGTTTCAACTGCAGGAACGGGAAAACGCACGCATTGGTGCGCTGGGCGCCTGACGCATGTCACAAACCATGGAAGGACAAAACTGGAATGAGCTGGCTTTATTCGCGGGTGCTGGCGGAGGCTTGTTGGGGAGCCGGATGCTTGGATGGAAAACAGTCTGCGCTGTGGAGTGCGACCCCTACGCCGCCAGCGTCCTGGTTCAGCGACAAAACGACGGACAGCTTGACCCTTTCCCGGTCTGGGATGACGTGCGCACGTTTGACGGAGCGCCGTGGAAGGGAGCTGTTACGGTCGTGTCGGGCGGTTTCCCGTGCCAAGGCATTTCGTGTGCCGGCAAGGGCAAGGGGCTCAAGGACCCGCGCAGCGGCTTGTGGAGCCACATGGCGCGCATTGTCGGCCAAGTCGCCCCGCCGTTCGTGTTCATCGAGAACAGCCCGATGCTCATCCATCGGGGTTTGGACCAAGTCCTGCGGGACCTTGCCAAGATGGGGTATGATGCGCGGTGGGGCATTGTGGGAGCGCACCATGCCGGCGCAGTCCACAAGCGCGACCGCATCTGGGTTGTGGCCCACACCCCAGGCGCACAAAACCACGCGAAGCGGGCAGATTGTGGACGTGCATGGACAGCCATGGACAGGGGTGGGCAAGCCCCACAGCAAGACAACCGGACGCCCCATAACGACGGCCTTGTCCGATGCGGTTCACATGTGGCCCACTCCCACGGCCAGGGATTGGAAGGATGGCACCGCGCAGGCATGCGCGAACGTGCCGGAAAACAGCCTGTTGGGCCGGGCGGTGCATGTTCGGTTTCCGACGCCCAGATGCCCCAGTCCAAACGGCGGCGGGCGCGGATTGGACGGCGGGTCCGGTGCCAAGAGCATGCTGACCCGCAAGGAGCGCCGAGAACTTTGTGGTGGGCAACTGAACCCGACGTGGGTCGAGTGGCTCATGGGGTGGCCGCTCGGGTGGACCGTCTCAAGTGCCTTGGAAACGGGCAAGTGCCCCACGCATGTGCCTTGGCCTGGCACCTCCTTGGGCCAAACGGCGTCGATTGCACCTGTGGAAACTGTCTATGAACTACCTGGAACATCTCAATCGGGGCAGGGAATTGCCCCAAGAACAGTTGGAAAACGATGTGCAGTCGCTGGCTCGCGACGAACGGTTCAGCGCCGTCGTCGGCTGGTTGGACCGCAATCGCGAAAAGCTCATTCGCGAATGGACCAAGCCCGGCGTGTGCGAAACCGCCGGTCCAAAGCTCGCGCATGCGGCCGGAGCGGTTCACGCCATTCATCTGCTGACCGCGCAACTGGCCACGTTGTTGGATGACCGCTCCCGTTTCAATGCCCCACAAGAAGAAGGCCGTTAATATGAAAAACAAGACAGGGCGGATGTTCCTAGCCTCAAGCTACATCGCATTTCAGGCGTTGCGGGTGATTGCTGATGTCACGGAACCGGACATGTCCGACGCACGCACCAAGAGCGGCAGGCGGACGCCCGTCTACGTTACCAACTACGTGCGCATTCCCCAGTTCTGCGGCCAGGCGGAGGTGGCTGATGTGCAATGGGAGCCGGGCCATGTCTATCGGTTGTACGTGCAGTCCGGCACCGGTCCCTGGCGGTATTACGGCGTGCTGCGGCCGGGCACCAACACGCAGGGCCGCATTTGGTTTCCGGCGGCTTCAACCCGTCAGATGGCGTGGCAGTTGGTGGACCATACGCCGGGTTTCCCAAAAACAGCGGTTGTTAAAATCCCGCCCGATTGCGTGAGCAAACCGGAGTGGGTGGTGTTGGGCGTGGGCAACATTCGCCCTGCGCGCAACTAGCCAAAACCAAGACAGCGGCGAAATTGGCCGCGATTGGTAGGGATGCGCCGCAACTGGCGCACGCCTGCTCGTCTTCCCTTTTTCCAAGGTGGTTTCCTGCGGCCCGTCACGGGCCTTTCTGGCTGTTGGGCCTGAGAACAACAGCCTGTTCCCGCTTGCAGGGTTAATTGCATGCCAACCGATACCACCGCCGCTCTTGCGGCAGAGTCGCAGCTCGCGAGCGCCAACATGACCGTTGGTGCGCTGGGCAAGATGTTGAATGAGCGCCGTTCAGAGCGCGCTTCTTCTGCCCGGCCAGTCAGTGACACCAACGAGGCCGCCTCGCCGGAAAGTCAGCACACGGATGAGGCGTCCGACGAACTGAAAGCTGAAATCACGTTGCAGGACGCAGCCCAGCAACCGGAATCCGACCAGGAAACGGTGCCGGAGGCCGCGGACGATGAAACGGAGGCCAGCCAGGACGAGTCCACGGATGAAGAGCCGAAGGGCAAGGAGAAGGTGCCCAAGGCTATTCGCGACCTTCAAAAGCGGGTCAACAAACTGACCGGAACGCTCAAGGAGGCCGAAAAAAGGCTGGTGGCGGCCGAACAGCGCGCCGTCGATGCCGAACGCAAGCTGGCGGAGCCGGCTGCGGCGGCGCCCAGTCAAAAAACCGTGGACCCGTTGGAGGGAGTGTTCAACGCCGACCGGGAAATCCTGGACATCGACGCGCAGGTGGCGCGCTTTGACCAGTTTGCCGCGTGGGCCGAGGACAATTCCTCGGGTGGAACCTGGCAGGAAAAGGACGGCAAAAGCTACGAACTGAGCGCGGAGGATGTCCGGGCGTATCGCCTGGAAGCTCAACGCACAGCCCGGCGGCTGGAATCCCGGCGTGAAGCCCGCATGGAGTCGTTGCGAAACGAGTTCAAGACGGCTCGCGAAAAGAACTACGCGCAAGCGGTCAAGTTGTATCCGTGGATTGAGCAAAAGGCATCGGCGGAGTTCCAGGAGGCGGTTGCCATCCTGCGAGCCAACCCGCAGTTGATGCGCAAGCCGGATTTCGAGCTGGTGGTTGCCCGCATGGTTGTTGGCGAGCGGTTGGAGCGCGAGGCCCTCAAAAAGGCCAAGCTCACCAACGGCAAGCCGACGCGGCCGGCGGTGTCCAACAATCCTCCGCCGGTCGTCACGCAGACTCCCAGCGCCGCTCCCAAGGCGGACCCGGGCAGGCAGCGGACTGCGGCAGCCGAACAGGCATTTCAGCAATCGGGACGTGTGTCGGACCTGGCTCTTGTGCTGGCGCAACGCAAAGCGGCTCGGGCGGAAGCCCAGCCTGTCAGTTAACCCCACACTTCATGAACGCCAACAGTTACGCTAGTCCCAGCACCGCGGGCGGCAATCGGGAGGACCTCCGCGACATTCTCACGATTCTGGAACCCGAAGAAACGCCGTTTACCAGTTCCGTCCAAAAGGGCGAAGGCCCCAACGCCACCTTCATCGAAGTGTTGGCCGACACGCTGCGCAAGCCGCGCATCAGCGGCACCCGCGAAGGTACCGATGCGGGCAAGGCCAACAACAAGGTCGCCAAGCGCCAGCGGTTTGGCAGCTACGTTCATCGTGTCCAGGACGAATACGGTGTCACCGATGTGCAGCAGGCCATCAGCAAGCGCGGTGGTGTCGCCGCCGTCAGCAACGAATACGGCGAGGCCAAGGCCAAGACGCTGCGCGAGGTCAAGCGCGACATCGAATCCATCTGCTGCAGCGCCAATGAAATGCAGGGCGGCAGCGACACGGAAATGCAAACCCGTGGCGTGTTCACCTGGATTAACAGCAGCGCGCAGTCGGTGAACCCGGTGCCGGCTGATTTTCGCCCGCCGGCCACGGTGGCGACGGGTGCGGGCTTTGACAGCAGCACCAGCTACCCCACCATCATGAGCGGTGTCAGTGGCATTGACACCATGACCGAAGCGAACTTCAACTCGCTGTTGCGCAATCTGTCGAAGATTTACGGCGGCAAGAAGGATTACAATGTCATCGCGGGCGACAACATCACCCAGACGGTAGACAACTTCACCCGCATCAATTCCTCAAGCAGCGCGGTCCGTTATCAGGTGCTGGAAAATGCTTCGTCGCATCAGATTACCCTGAGCGTGAACATTTTCGACTCCACGTTCGGGCGCTGCGCCATCATTCCCACCCAGTGGAACAACGTCAGTTCCACCACGGGCGTCGGCGACCCCAACGTCGCCTACGTGCTGAACATGAGCCTCTGGCGCCTGATGTTCCTGGAAAACCTGCACAGTGTGGACCAGGACGAAAACGCGGGCGGCATGAGCGGCTACGTGAAGGCCATGTTTGCGCTGCTGTGCCTCAATCCCAAGGGCAACGGCAAAATCTACAACAGCTAACCAACGCCAGGTAACACTCAACTTACACGCATTATGGTTCACTATATTCTTCGCAATAACGCTCAGGAAAACGGCGGTGGTTTCACTGACCTGTTCATTCTGGGCAGCTACCGCAAATGGGACCCGACCACCAAAACGTGGGGCAGCGACTTCACGGGTGGGGCGGATTCCACCCGCACCACCACTGCTGCCACTGCGACGACGTACAACCTGTTGCAGCTCACCCAGGCGACCACCACGGGCACCACGCAGGCGGCGGTGCCCATCTACACCGTTCAGTATCCTCTGGCTAAAGCCTATGTGCGGTATCCGTTTTCGGACACCGCTGACAACCCCAAGCTCGACGTGGGCGTTGCCAACTCGCTGACGGCCAGCACCAGCCTGCTGGCGGGAGCGGCCAGCGACCTGGAGCTGCAGGACCGAGTGGTGCTGCCGGCGGCTGCCGCTGTCCCGTTGGCGCCCAACACCGCCAGCCAGTGGCTCACGGCCACGGTGACCAGTGCGGTGGCCAACGTGAGCGCGCTGGTGGCCAAAACGTCCAATCCCGCCAACGTGGGCGTGGACATCTACATCTACGTGTGTCTGGCGCCGTACCGCGAGTGGGTGCTGGACCGCTCGGTGTAATGCTCGTTCACGCTGGAAAGTACAGTTCTGCGCGCGGTCCATCGGTGGCCCCCAAAGCCGCCGTTCCGGCCGGGGTAGTCATGTCCCCCGGTTCGACCCCCAAGCAGGCGCCTCGCACAAGCGCCAAAGACCGCGCCATGGCCCGCCCTGGAGCCTCGTCTCCAGGGCGGGCCGCCTTTCAAATCTTTGAACGGCGAGCCAAGGAGTTAAAGCCGCAGGATTTTGTGGCGTGGTGGAACAAGGAACTGCGGTCGGGAGGGGAGCTATACGACTACTGTCAGCGCGAAAAGGCGCAGACCGACAACCGCTACCGCGAGGTGGCGCGTCGGGTGAAAGGCCGTCTGGGCCTGCAGTTAAATCACAAAAGCGACTTCCGCCGCGTGGCTGACATCCCGTTGCGGGATTACTTTCGGTGGACCAAGGAAGACCCCGATTTCTTCAACGACGACCGCAATCTCAAATCGCTACGTCGAGATAATCCAGACGCTTGCGTCTACATCTGACGCCGGCCGGTTATGGAAACCTGCACCTACAAGTCGGTTCAGGACAAAGCCAACCTGTTGTTTACGGCCAAGGCAGCGGCCACCGTGGACGACCAGGCCGCGCTGCGCGTGTTCATCAATTCGCGCTATCGGGAATACTACGAGTATTTCTGGTGGC